GATTCAAGTACTTTGCGGTCGAATTGTTCACGGGCCTCAATGTAACTACATTCTGCTTTACTACGACAGTAGTATAATATCTCTCTGCTGAAATTTTCTGTGCCTAAGTTCGCAACGTCCTTACTAAGTTCGTCGCTTGATCCATAATATGTTTGCCAGTCGCTGTCTATTTTGCTTCTGATCTTCTTCTTTTTCTTTGTGCCATTCTTTAGTTTAACAGTTTTATAAGTTGTTTTACTAAACTTTGCTAATTTTTTGCCTATGTATTTTCTACCAGTGGTTAAATTTGTAATCAAATAGACAAACCCGACACAATCATCGGGCAGGCCTTCCACGTTTTCTCCCTGGTACTTCCACATCTTTATTTTTCTTTACTGGTCCTGATTTTTTTGGATGCAGTTTCCAATGTTCATGATCTGCTTCTAAACTGGCTTGCCATAACTCGTGTGATAAGTGTCTCATGCGTTTATATAATCTACGCATATTCATCACTTCTTCATCACGAACTCTTGCGAATTTTAGAAATGTTGCATTGTAATTATGTATATCTATAACCATGGCCATATATTCTGAATATAATTCAAGATACCTAGCCATGGCCGGTTCATTCGTCGACTGAGTAACTGGTGTAACCATTTTCTTTCACTACCCGGAGCACGTTATTTACACGACCCACTAATTCATCCTTGTGAGATATAAGGAAAATGTTCTTATTCCGTTCACGGGACATTTTCTTTAATACCGCTAAAGCACTTTCGACCCCGGCACTATCCATGCCCGCATCTACTAGTTCATCGATAAACAATAAATTCAAACTTTGGTATAATCCTTCCCATACATCTCTAAAAGCAAAACTCATAGAAAGTATTAAACGATTGCGTTCTCCTCGACTTAAATTATCAAAATCTAAGTCCTGACCCAGCTGAGTAATTTCAACACTTAGGTCATTTTGGAATACAACACGATGTGGTAAACCCAATGTATCAATATAATGTCCAAGACGTTTGTTTAGATAACTTAAATTCTGATCAATAATGCGTTTACGGATAAAACTATCTTTGTTGGTTAGCAATTTTAACAGATATTCTTGGTGGTCTTTGAGACTTGTGAGCTCGTTTATTGTGTCCCACGAGATTTCTTGTAACGCACTCTTCTTTAATTCATCTACCTGTTCAGCATAAGGATTAGATTCATCAGCACGGTCAGTTAATCTTTTTTCTAAACTATCTAAATTGTTTTTGTGTCCTAATGCTTCTGCCTCGGTATCGTAGAATGTAATAGGACGTTTAGGTTGAGTACCAATACTTTCCAGTTCATTTAGAATAGGAATAAGTTCGTTACCAATCTTAACACCGTATTCTAAAGATTCATCATAATGTTTTTTTGCCAAAGCATTCATTTCTTCATGTTTGTGATCATGAAGATCTTGTTCACACGCAGGACAAGTTTTATTTTGTAATTTTTCTAATTCTTTTTGATACTTGTCAGATGTTTTCTCAGCCTGAATTAATGCAGATTCTAATGTAGCACGTTGTTTTTGTAAACTTACAATCTTGGAATTGTTATCTTCCCATACTTTCAACAAAGCATGGGCACTGAGTTCTGCATCGATATCAACAGTTGCTAAGGTTTCGATACTTTTTACAAGAGAATTTAAATCTTGTTCTTTTTTACTTTCCCACGCATTGCTACGAGTAATCAAACTATCGATACTTTTTTGAATATTTTCATTTGCTCGTTTAGTTGCTTCGATTTTAGCAGTCTCTTCTACAATAAAATCTTTAGTTTCTCTAACAGCAGCCTTCAACAGTTCTGCTTTTTCGCTTAACAAAGTAATTCCCAGCAGTTGTTCAATAACTTCTCGCTGGTCAGCGGCCCGCATAGCAAGGAAAGGTTCTGTGTAAGTGTTTAATGCCACTAGATGTTTAAACATTGTATGGGACATTTCCAACATTTGTTCGATGGCCTTTTGCGTTTCTCTGCTATCGCCCTGTGCGTCATCGTCCTTTTCGTCGGTTTTTATCTGATCATCATTAACAAACAGACGCAGTATGTTAGGTTTACGACCTCGTTCGATGCGATACTTGTTGCCGCTTTTTTCAAATTCAACAGTAACAAGCATGTTCTTACCATTAATTTTGTTAATTAAGTTTTCTTTCTTAATATTTGTAAGGGCCTGTCCGTACAAAGCATAACTCAACGCATTGATAATGGTAGTTTTACCTGTACCATTGCGTGAACCTGTGTCATCACCACCTAAGTCTAAATTAGCACCTAATACTAAAGTTAAATGTTCTTGTTCAAAATCCACAGCTTGAGTGTTTTGTCCTACGCTCATGAAATTTTTAACCGTTAAATTTTTAATGTGAAAGCTCATAGTTCGTTATAAATCTTCAATAAAATGTTCTTGTCCATTTGTCCGTTTTCAAGATTAACCAACCCGTCTGTAACAATTTGATCTACTGATTCGAACATACTTTCATTACCGTCGTCAACAATGCCTTCTGCATTAGTTTTATCTTGGATTAAACTAAGCTCACGGATATCATAAAGTTTAGTAAACTCATCCTTGATGTAATTTGCTTCTTCAAAACTAATTGGAATATCTAAGTTTACTTTTAAATGCATTTTTGACTTCATGATAGAATCTTTTTTATCAATCATCTCACTGAGTTTAAGTACTCTGTACTTAGGACAGTTGGACCAATTAATAAACTCAGGTTCACCGCCCCATTCTAACACCATCATACCGCGGTCGTCATCCCAATTGTCTGCAAAGTTGTGAGGGAAAGCATTGCCGATATACCAAATTTTGTCTTTATTTTGGCGTTTGTGAAAGTGTCCACTAAAAATATAGTCAGGTCCGCTGAAGTCATCTGCTTTTAGTTCGCCATGATCTGGCATTTGCACCATGGCATTCATATAAAACAACGGCAATTCTAAATGTCCAAAAACATATTTGCTTTTGACAGACTTCATCTGACGCCATTCTTCCCCAACAAGCCACGGAACTAGGGTGACATCATCAAGTGTTGTAACACCATCTACGATTGTGACACCTGGAATGTGCCGACCAAAGGCACTGGAATGAATATCACGCTTGTCTTTGTAAAACAAATCGTGGTTGCCGGGAAACCAAAAGAACTGTTCAAAGGCAGCACCTAATTTTTCTAGACAGCGTAAACTGCTATCTAGAGTAAACAAGTTAAGACTATTACGATTATGACTCCAATCGCCAAGGAATATGCAAGTTTCACACCCTTGCTCCTTGGCGGTTGAAATAAACCAGTCTACGAATTCTTCGCAGTCGTTTAAATGTGTCGATGAATTGGACTTGAGTCCAAAATGAATGTCTGTAAAACACGCTACCTTTTTAAATAGGCCCATTATTATAATTCTCCTATTAAAAGTATAACGTGTAAAACTTTAAAGGTCAAGGCATAATGTCTTCGTTTTCTATTTCTTCTTCGTCCGAAATCTCTTCGCTCTTGGGCATACGCATATTTTTGTATAGTTCTGCTTGGCGAGCAATTTCTTCGGCATACTCTTGACTGTTCTGTCTTGTCAAACTTGGAGTTAGTCCCGCTTCTTCTAACAAGTCGTCACGGATGTTTTGACTCTTCTTTTCTAAATTAAGGATACGAGTAAAACTATTTGTCACTGCGGCGGTGTAATAAGCAAATGGATTCTCAGATTTACTTTCGTCAAACTGTAATCCAATTTGACTTAGTTGCAGAATAGCTTGCCCTTTCATCTCATCGACGTAAGTATAACCACGCCAGTTACTACGTTGGGCATAACGTTCGCTAAGTTTGATAAACATTTTACCTAGATTTTCTGTAATGCGTCCGTGGTCTTTGTTAAATTTTCCAGTATCCACGGAGCCTTTCCAATGACTCTTCCCTACACATACAAGTTCATCTTGATCGTTAAATTTCCAATGTTGGAAAGGAGGAAAGTTTACTTTTTCATGACTGTCTGCACGATTTTTAACAGTCTTTTTGCGTCCCGGAGCAAGCGGGATATGATCGAATGTCATGATTCTAATAACGACATCTGTTTTTGCGATGGTTTTATAATCAGGAGTACATTCTGCTAGTTTGATTTTCTTATCTCCACTTGCTCTTGCTAGAGCAAATGCCTGTAAACCTAGTCTTTTGGCACGAGCACGTTTGGCATCTGCTATTGTTCTAATGTTTACTTTGTCGAGACTAGTTAAAATGATATCGTGTTGTTGATATTCAGGTTGTGTAAAACTTGAAAATGAACATTTACTACGATGAATTTCTGCTAATAAGTCTCTATTGTTTAAGTATTTTACCTTTCTGCCGGTCGGCGCGATAGTTGTTGTTGTCATATTGTTATTATTTTTCCCTAACTTTTTTAGTTTAGCACGGAAATTGCTAGTGTCAACCAAATATTTAAAATATTAGCACTTTATTTAATGGTAAATAAGATATCAAGGAATAATATTTATGCCCTTTACACAAGGCTCTCAGTTGAACCCAGCAACATCGTTGAATCCCGCCGCTACAGCTATTCCCAATGTGGCCACGCAACCTATTGTTGGTGCAGGTGCAGGTCAATCTTCAGCGTCATTTGCCGCTACTGATCCTAGAAGAATTGATGCAGTTAAAGGAGCAGCCCGTCCTGCTCAAGACTTAACTGAATCACAGACTACTCCAGAACAAACTACG